CCTGCTGCAGGACCTGACCGCCGTACTGCTGCAGGAAGTCCTCAGTCGTGAACGTGCCCTCCAACCCGGGGAAGGACATCGACTGCAACTTGGCGCGCAGCTCGGTGATCATATCGGGCGCGAGTCGCGTCGCGAACGCGTCGAGGGTTTCCTTCACCAGCTTGTTGAAAACCTGCGCCGCTTGGCCGCTGAAGTACTGCGTCCCGGCGTCGAGGAATCCGATGTTGCCGAATTGCGACGCGGTGAATGTGTTGTCCTCGAAACCGCCCGCGCCGATACCGAACTGGCCGCGCACCTGCGACGGTTTCTTATCGAACATCCCGGACGCGTACGCGATCGCGATCGCCGCACCGATCACTGGAATCGCTACGCCCACCGTGCCGGTGAGAGCGGCTACCGCCGCCGACGCTGTCTCGGCCGATGCGCCGAACGCGAGCAGTGCATTGCCTGCTGTTGCGGCGATGCTTCCGCCGCCTACGCCTCCGACCAAGCTACTCGCCAGACTGCCTGCGCTCAGCAGGTCGTTGAACCCGCCGAGACCCGAACCACCGAGCAGTGTCGATCCGGTCCCGGTCAACGAATTCGCCAGCGCCGTGCCGGTGGTTCCGCCTGAGATGCTCGCGACGATCGGAATGATCCACTGCCGTGCCACCATCTCAAACAACGTGCGGATCAGCGTGCTCTTCAGCCACTCGGTGAGCTGCGTCCAGGTGTTCTTGCCGCTGTTGAGAATGCTGTTGAACACCGTCTCCGCTTCGTTGAGCACATCGTGCCAAGCGTTGATCTGGTTTTGCTGCGCTTCGCCTTTGGCGAGACTCTCGGCCAATCGTGTACGCGCCGCGATTTCGCGCTCGATCTCTTCGATCACCTCCGGGCGCGCGACGCCGGAGTCTTGCTCCATCGCTAGCTTCTCCAGCGTCCGCTGGATGAGCACCTGCTGAATCTGTGACGCATTCAGCCCCATCATCTGGTTGTCGAGTTCTGATTGCTCGACCTTTTTCTCCAGCGACTTGGCCAACTCAAGGACGATCGAGTTTTCTTGCACGTACGACTGCACGAGACCCTTGCCGACGTTCGCCAGCTGCTGCTCGACGACAACCGCCCTCGCCTCGGTCGTGACCAGTTGCGCTTCGGCCGTGTTGCGCTTGGAGATTTCGTTCTTTACGCGCGCTTGAAAATTTGCTTCATCCTCGCCCTGCTTCGGCTCCATGTCGGTGATCGTCTGGCGGTACTGATCGACGATCAATTGCTGCGCCGCCAACTCGGCCCGCAGTTTCGTGCGTTCGATCTCAAGCGCGTCGGTCTCCAGTGCGACGTGCTGGCTCCAGTATTCGCCCCACGACTTCAGGCCGAGCGCGTACTGCTCCTCGAGATTGCCCGCCGCGATCTTGTTTGCGCTCGCGGCGATGAGCGCATCGGCTTCCGCCGAGGCCTTGGCGATGGTCGCGAGACTGCGCGCATATGCATCAGCGGCTCGCTCCATCGCTTCGATACCGTCGCGGTGATTTGCCTTCTGCGACAAGATTGAACGCGCGTCTTCCTCGTTTTTCTTTTTGTCAGCGTCAGTCTTCGCTTTCAACCTCGCCGCGTACAGCGCTTGAAACTGCGCATCGACGTCGGGTTGTCTGGCCGCCGCCCTCTCCGCGTCGCTATCAGCGAACTGCTTGCGCAACGCGTCGCTCAGTCTCGTGTTGGCCTTCGCGGTCAGTGCCGCTTCGAGGCCCGGCTCTGCGGCGAGCAGGGCGCGCCGGTCGGCCAAGAGCTTCTGAAGCTCGTTGACGTCCTCATTTGTTTCTATCTTGCCGACGCGCCCAGCGGACGCTACCGAGTACAGCGACTTGTACGCTTGGATGCCGATCTGCAAATCGGTGAACAGAATTTGCACATCGTTGGCGAGCAGTTTGATCGGCACGCTCAGTGCGATGAACGCCTCGATCGCGATCGCGGCCCCGAGCGCGATGTTACGGGTCCACTTCTCGATCTCCGCTTCGCTCGCGAGCGCGTGCCCGGTCTTCTGTACCTCCTGCAACGCCTTCACCACATCGGTCAACGTCGGCACCAACAAACCGACGAACGCCGACTTCGCCTGGTCGATGCGGACCGAGAGGATTGCGAACTCGTCGTGCAACGCCTTCGACGCGAGGATGTCTGTCTGCGTGTGCGTGGCGTGCAACTCCGTCGACTTCGCTAGAGCGTCGAAGAACGCCGCCAACTGCCCACCAGAGCGGCCGAGCAGATTCATCTGCACCGACGACTTGATCGCACCGTCAGGCAGTTTCTGATCGATGATCTGCGTCAGTTTCTGCAATCCCGCGATCGGGTCCTGCAGCAGCCGTCCCGCTTGCTGCGTCGTGATGCCGAGAACCTGCAGCGAACGGGTGACGGGCGTCATACGCTCGCCCGCCAACGACAGATTGCGCTCAAGGCGCTGCACCGTCGTGGCTACGGTGGCAATGCTGGTGTCACTTATCGCCGCAGGAATGATTAGCTTGGACAGCTCCTCACCGGTCACGCCGATACGCTTGCCCAGCAACTCCAACTGCGTGTCGGCGTTGACCGACTCGATGATCAGGTTCTTGAACGCGTTGACACTGAATCCGACACCTACCGTAGCTGCAAGATTGACGAACATCGACTTGACGCGGTCGATGTCGTGCTGCGCCTGCGTGGCGAACTGCTCCACAGACTTCGCGACCCTCTCGGTGTTGGTGAGAAGTTCCGCGATGTCAGCGGTGAATTTCAGTACCAGATCGCCAATGCCTGCGGTTGCCATCAGTGCGCCTTCCGTTGCTCGTCTTCAGTTAATGCCGCAAGGATCATCAGGTTCGTGACAACTTCACTCGATACGACCGCTCGTCCCGGTCCAGCGGACTCCACCGGTCTAGCCTCTGCAGGCGGCGGTACCTCCTCATCCTTGAACAGAAGGAAGTCGTGAATCTTTGCCGGTTTGCTACGGTACTGATTCGCGATCGTTGTACAGATGAGAGCGGCCTGAATATCGCTGCGCGTCTCGTCCCACGGCCGGTGGGCGTAAAGCTCCCACCAGTCGAGGAACTCTGTGTACGAAATGGTCTGCTCAAGCTCATGCACAGTTCTACCGAGGGTGCGGGCGAGCACGTGAAGAAATTCCTTCACGGGCTTGCCCATCACACGTTTTTTACAGTCCCATCCGCCTTCACTTCCGAGCGCAGTCCGACCGCCGTCGCCACCGCCTCGGCAACCTTGTTAAATGCGTTGATCGATGAGTCGAACAAATCACGCGCCTCTTCGTACGTGACCTTCGGTGCACCGTTCTCGTCGCACAGCGACTCCGCGATCAGCGACACCATGAACTCGTCGCTATCGGCAGCTGCTCCTGCTTTCTGTTTTTTCTGCATCGCGAATACCTGCTTCGCGGACAGCTCCTTGGCGTGCATCTGCACGAGGTTGCCCTTGTACTCAATCGTGATTGGCACGACCACGGGTTTGAACAACGCCAGAATTTCTTTATCGAATGCCATTTCATTGCTCCTTTGTCTCTGAGATATTTTCATTTTGATCAGCTCGAACCCCGGCGCGACGTGTGAGTTGTCGCGCCGGTTCATCCGAGTTACAGGCTCGGCGATGCGCCAGGTGCCGAGTACACAACGCCTCCGCTGACTTGCACGGTGATCTTCAGACCGGCCTTGTCGTCGGTCTTCAGGTCCAGCGCCCACGCGGTCACGATCGCGTTGAACGTGAACACGTGGTACTGCGTGGCAGTGCTATCCGGCACCTTCAGCCGGAACACGACCGCTGCGGCCTGCGTCGCAAACATCGTGCGCAGGAACATCTGCTCAGTGCCGCCGGTAAAGTTGCAATCGAGATTGATTGATCCCATGTCGGCGATGCCCGACAGATATTCCTTGCCGGTCGAACGCAGGTGCGTAGTCTCGATCAACTTGCTCTTGCCATCGGGGCCGGTGATGTTGTTCACCTCCTCGATTTCTTTGAGCATGTTGGTGTGGTAGACCTGCAGGTAACTCTGTTGTGCTTTTAGTGCCATGGTGGCGCTCCTTTTCTCAGGTTGAATGCCAAGTAGAAAAATCTTGTACGAGATGGAATAGCGCGGTGTCGTCCTCAAACAAACGAGCGGCGAAACCGGGAACCGAATGGAATGCGTTCCACATCATTCCGATGAGGGCGCTGCGGATCGCCTCGAGCTGGCCGTAGTTCTTGCCGTAGATGTCGAAGCGCACCGTGAATATCTCTTCGCCTGCGTGTCCACGCAGGTGATTGATCGGCGTCGATGTCGGCATGGAAAACACGACATACGGCGACAACGTGGTTTGCGGCGCGCGAATGTTGAAGTAGCGCGCGCCGACCTCGGTGGTCACACCAGCGGTGGACGCGAGCGCCGTGACGAGATCGGTGGCGAGTGTGCTCATCGCTTCCCAATCTCTTTGGTGACGAGGCCTGACGCAATGTCGCGCGCCCGCGTGGCTGCGTTGCCAACGCTCTTCGTGAAGCCGCGCAGCATGAATGGATTCGCGGCCATCTTGCTGGTGCCGAATTCGAGGAAGTACCAGTAGTACGGAAGCAACGCCTCCTTGTGCCGCTCGTGAAACCCGGAGCGCACGTAGACGACGTACTGCACTTCGGTGTTGCTGACGCCGCGCTTGCGCCGCGCCC